ATATTATAAAATATTTTCATGGTAATGAATGGACTAGTAAATATATGCTGGAGCGATATAAACAAAATTATGATAATATAAAAGAAGGAATTGACTATGTATTTGAATATCAATTTCAATTTGCAAACTTTGTTGTTGAAGATGATAGTGATTTTGTTACAGTGCGATTAAGTCATATTGCATTTCCCCAATATGGTAAATTAATATTCGAAGGTATCAATCCAGAAGATCCTGTTGTTATTAAAGGCAAAATGGGATCGGGAATTAGAATGTTTTTTGCCAATAAGATTTTAAGTTTGAAACAGTATGAAGCAGAGCAAGCCAAAAAATAATTTCAGTCAAGAAACAAGATTACTGTTTCAAGAAGCATGGCAGTGTTGGTGGTGTGGAATGAACACAGCTGATTCATTACACCACATAGTTAGCAGAGGTGGAAAAGACAGCACAACAGAAAGTTCAACTCTTAATGCTTGTCCACTTTGCAACCAAAAATGCCATCTACCAAATCATGGAGTTCTTAAAACAGAAGCACAAATAAAAATTATGCTTAATAAAACTTATGATTATTTGATTGGTATTGGTTATAAGTTAACAGAGCTAGACATTGAATTTATGGAACAATATATTGATTATTATCAATAAATTTCTTTTTTTGTAGCACTGTTAAGTGCTTTAGATACTTCACCTAAAACTAAACCAATAATTGTAGTGCTAGCTACTCCAAGTTCTAGGATGCCTAAATTTTCAGTAATAGCCACACAAACATAAGCTAGAACCATCATGCTAACTCTCCAAAGAAAGGACTTAATTCTATTGTTGTTCTTGAAATAATTTAACAGATCCATATATATTTATTAATTTATAATGCTGATAATTAATTTAATACACCTTCATTCAACCATTCAAGTATCTCAAATCCTTGGAATACTCCACCAGAAGTTGAAGAGCCTCTAATTGAGAACTTAATTCTGTTGCCTCTGACACTTAAGGAATTGAATACACTTTCTTGCTTTTCTAATTGTCCTATAGGTTTGAATTCCAACTCTGTTCCATTTCTCCAAGCTACATTAGCTCCAGCTAATTCTTCATGCAATACAGCCATCCTGACAATTGATTTTGTTTCCGATCTTAAACCAGAAATATTAAGCCATCTAGTTTCTAGCTGATATTTAATTGTAGTTCCATTATCAGTTGTTCCACTGTCAAATGTATAAACATTACCATCATTATCACCAACAACTCTAACAATTTCCGAACCAGTATCATAATTGGCTCCAATCAATAATCTTTGAGCATAATCATAAATAGTCCACAATTCAGTGGATATTGTCCATCTAATCACACAGTTGGTAATTGAAATTCCATTGATAGTAACAGAACCAACCGAGAAATAAACATGGTCATCATCATTCCAACTAGAAACTTCACTATAAAATGATCTTGCTATATTTTTAATAACATCATATATAGTTCTGGATATTTCGATAGGTGCAGCTCCACCTTTACTCAATTTATAGATACCAGAAGGATGGTGCCAATACATTCCATCTTTTGCAACTGTAATAGACTCTTGAGAATAAGTTCCTGTTGATATTTGAGGATCTGGTTCTGTTTGATTGATTGAAAATAATCTATAAATGTTACTATTTTTAAATACACACAATACTGTGCCAAACTTTTTGATACCTGTAATGTCTTCTCCATCTCCAGGAGCAATATCTATGAATCCAGAATCATCACCTGTCCAAATAACATTACCACTAGCATCAGCAATAGCAGAATAATACAGTCTAGAAGGATTGGCAACTGTTCTTGCAGCCCAAACTCTAGATCTAAAGTTGTCAATAAAGGCAGCAGCAGGAGCTGAAGTAGTATGAGTGGTGGAAAAGTTACCAGCTCCACCATCCCAAGTATTCATTGCATCAACTCCATTGACCATAAAGACATAATCTACGAAATTGGTAAATCTTGTCTTGCTATTTGCAGTTAAACCAGTTCGCTTAGAAGTCCAAGTTCCAGAAACAAGAGCATAAACTACAGTATTGGCAACTGCAATCAATCTATCATTGGTACCAGCTCCAGTGTCTAAGAACTGGTGCAATCCTTTGATGGAATAAGTATCAGCAATTTGACTTCCAATAATTGTAATTCCAGTTCTAACTGTAGCAGCACCAATTCTATCAAAATGAACATTTACAGCCCAGCTAACTGCTCCAGTTGGCATTAATGACTCATCAATTACAGTATCAGTAATCAGTCCATGCTGACCAATATTTCGAATTGAGATCGGAGTAGTTATTGCTTGATTATTTGCCATAAAAGAGGTATAATAAATATATGGTTACTTTATTGTGGTTTTTTGGGATTTTGTGGGTTATTTGCATCACTGCATCTTGGCTTAGCACTTAACTACTTGAATATATGGCCAAGTAGTCCAACTCCCTGCTTACCTATAAATTCAAGTCCTTCTCCTGTTTTATACAGAGTTAAACCTCCAGTTGTAGCAATTGGAGTTATTAACATGTCATAAACTCCATGCAAAAAGCCACCAGCTCCACCTTTAAATTTTGCACCTGTCATTGCCTTTTGACCAATCTCTTGAAGATTTTTAAGATTGCCATAATCAAGATAGGCAGCTCGTATTTCAATATCAGGAATTGCTTTGTAAATTTTATTTCTAGCAAGAGAAGCTGCCATATTTTGAACATCTCTAAATGCTCCAGCTACTGGCTTGCCTTTATAAACTTTGTCAGGTAAATATTTAGCCCAACCTTCCTTGTATTTTTGCAAAGTTTCTAAAGAGACATCTCCTATCTTTTTGTAATCATCAGCAAGTGACATCAAAGCATTTCTCATTTCATTCCTTCTTGATAATTCAGGAATATTCTCTACTTGTTCTTGCAGTTCTTTAATAAAGAATTTAATATTAACTTTTTCTTTGGAACTTTTAAGAGCTGGACCTATTACTTTATTCCAAATATTTCCAGCAGCTTTCTTTGCTTTCACTCCAATCATAGATTCAGTTCCAAAAAGTTTGTTCCTAACAACTGTATCTGCATTGGTAACAGGTTTGTTAAGAATTGTTTTTATTCCTAAAGCAGAAGCAATTCTTTCTGCAACTGAATATCTTGCTTTGTATGCTTGTAGCAATGGAGCCTCTTTAGCAGTTGTTGCCACTCCAACTTTAGTTATTATTTTACCTGTAGTTCCTAAAACTTTTCCAGTTCCCAAAGCAACAGGAGAAGCTGGAATGAAGAAAGAGGCAATATTAGCTGCAACTCTTCCTACCACTTCAGCTGAAGTGTCAGTCTGTAAAGCAGAAATCTGATTCTGGCCTGCTGCAGTTTCATCCTTTAGATCTTCAAATCCTGTTTTAGCTCTAACATTATCATAAGAAATTCCAGGAGCTAATGACATTGTTTTTTGGCCAACATACTGTAATCCTTGAGCTAAAGGTCTTACTACATCTCCGACCAGTCCTTTGGCTACACCTTTAGAAAAGTCTGCTACAATGGAGGTATTAGGAACTGTATATCCTTTCTTAGAGCTGATGGATTTTATATCATCATCAGTAAGTCCTCTATTTTTTAATTCATTGTATTGTGATTGTGTTAATTCCATATTATTTATTTAGAATAAGTCATTCCATAAATTAACAATCCAACTACTATTTTTATAAGTAGAATCTCCTATCACTTCATTAAATACTTCTTCTTTATTTTTTGAAGTATCTGCTTTTTTTGAAGCAACAGCTTCATAAGGAGGTGGTATTGACAGATCTAAATCTGCAGCCTGACCATTGTAATAATTGTATTGAGTTATATAATCTTTCTGTCTAGAATTGTATCTGTTTTGAATTTCCCTAATCATGGCAGCTCTACCTGTATCAGTTAAACGACCTCTACCAATCCATGATTTTGGAGTTATGTATATTTGATTTAAGGCACCAATAGCATTTTCAAAGGTTCGATATTCCTCCTCTCTCACACCTGTAGCTGGATCTGTTACCTTTGCAAGTGTCCTCATTAAAATTGTATCAGCTACACTATCAGCTATTCCAGCCTCGAATTGTGCAATAACATCTGGCACTCCAAAATTAACTAACTCTCCATAAGATTTAACAGCTAGATTTCCTTTCATGTTGTCTTCAATCTGATTCCTAGTTGTAATTAGCTGGTAAGGACTTAGTCCAGCAGAGCCTCCAGATGAAGCAGAACCTAGAGTTTTTATAACTTCTCCAGTTTGAGTATCAACCAAAACTCTTTGTCCATTGACTTCTGTTAAAGAAGTTTCTCTTTGCTCCTCTCCAAACAATCCAGCATCTTTACCCAATGATAATAATTTAGTCAAATTTTGAAGTGCTAATTCATCACCTTGTCTAGCTTGATTAACTTGAATTTCCAATTCTCTAATGGCAGGATTGAATTCAGAGCCAGCATTT